TTGATTTATATTTAGGTTTACCTACATTAAAAGGCTCTCTCTTATTAGCAGCAATAGTCTGAGCTTCTTGTAAAGCACTTCTACCAGCAGGAGTTCTTAAAATACTTTCAAGTTCGGCATCAGATCTAATTTTAGTAGCGTCGTTCACACCATACAGTCGAGATGGGAAGTTACGTCTATCACTTAGTGCCATTTCCATATCAGCAGGAGTTCCTGCGATGTCATCTATTGATTGGATAAGAGCATTTTTATTAGCAGCTTTACGTGCATAAACTTCATCTGGTGCATTTCTCATTGACTGTTGAATGAACTCTTGAAACTTAGGGGAATTAGCTTCTACAGCTGCTTCCATTGATGTTGGTTCATAACCTTCAACAAAGTTTTCAGCATTTCTTAAAGCATTTGTTATTTCAGGTACTCTTCCCTCAGTAGCACGAAAATATGATTTCCCCTTAGGGTCAGTTAAAAACTTCATTGCATTAACACCTGAACCAGCTGCTTTAAAAGGCAATCTTCCAGGTAATGACAGCGCTCTTTCAGAAGTTGAAGCCATCTTAGCGGCTCTTGATAACCCCATTCCTTCTAGTCCAGGTATTGCTAACGATACGAGAGCGGCAAGATCTGCACCAGTCCCTACAGGGTCTTCAGCAAGAGATCGCTTAATATTGTCGTAACTCCCATACCGATCGCCATAATAACCACCAACAGCGTTAGCGGCGTCCATCATCTTCTGAGAGTTAAAATATTCTTTTGGAATAGTTTTACCAATCTTCTCAGATACACTTTTCGGAAGAAGATTAAGAACGGTCCCACCTAAAAGATTCTCAAAACTTTCAAGGGTTTCAACCGGTTGAGTAACCATAGTTGCCATACCTATGGCTTGATCTTTTATGTTTTTACCTAAACTTGGTAAAAAATTCTCCATTGCTGCTATTGGAGTTTCCAATAATGAATATTGAGATTTACCAGGAGTTAAAGTAATTTTAGGTTCGGAAACTTGTTCTAATTCTTCCATTCTGTAAACTGGTTTAGAAGATTTAACACCTTTAGGCATTTTATAATTTCCAGTACCGTAAAGTTCTTCTAATGAATAAATAGGTTTATCAGATGGCATTATTTAAATTTTCTTAAATCAATTTTAGTATTTTGAAGTGCAGCACCATTAAGAGTTTCACCAGGTACCCGATCGTAAGTTTCGTTCCATTCAGCAGCATTTCTTAATGAAAGGCGTTTTAAGAAAGATGCAACTTCAAGCATGGTCTTTTTATCAAGTGTTAAATCTCCGCTATTGGCGTCTCTTACGAGTTCAATGTCTTTATCAGTAATTCCTCTACCTGTACCTAACCCAGCACTAGGTAAAGCTGTTAAAACAGCTTTATTAAAGGTTTGACGCAACTGTTCAGTGTTAGTTATTTTTTTGGAATCAACACCAGGGATAACCTTGGCTAAGAATAATTTTTGATCTGCAAAAGAACCATTTATAAAGTTCCCATTGGTTACAAGTTTTTCAATATTTTTACCGGTATCATAGGTCTTAGTAGCACCTCTCGCCCGAGAGTAAGTGTCATACACATCTGCACCCATCTTTTCACCTAACGATTTCTCCAAAGAAGTAGCAGCTTTATTATTGACTGTAATATTAGTCTGAGCACGATTAGGGCTTAAAGTCATGGCACGTTGACTATTGGGGACCATAACAACACCTTTATTCCCAAATTTAGGAATTCGATCCACCCAGGTAGATCCACCATTATCTCTTTGCATTAGAATCGATTCGTGAGCTTTAGCTGTTCCTTCTTTAGCTGCAACCAAAGCTTGTAGGATGTTTCCACTGTTGATTGAACTTTCAAGATTAGCTTGAGCATCTTCTAAGTTAACACCTTTCGATTTTAACCATGGACCAATTTCAGGATCGTTGCTCACAGCTCGTTGAATACTTAACATCATTTGACCAGCGTTAGGAGCATCAGGGTCTATTTGATCGTAAAGAGATTGAACATTTTTCAGTTTAGCTGATAAAAAATCCTCTTGTGACTTACCTGCGTCTAACTTCGCTTTTCTTTGATCGCTAAGGAATTTAGCAGCTTCTTGACCTGATTTACCAAATTTAAGTAATTCATTGGTATTTTCAGGATTAAAGTTTGAACTACTATAATATTGTTTTAAAGCGTTTCTGTTGCCTGCTTCCGATTGGTATTCATCAGTTTGCATTTTCGCAAGTGCGTTACTGTTCTGAAGACCTTGAAGTTGCAGCATTTTTCCATATTGATCCGCTGGGTTATCAATTTGAATGGGTTTATAGGACAATAAAATATTGGGGTCTAATCCTGACATCTTATAACCCCATTCTTTTGAAAGGATTTAACATGTTGGTGAATTGTCCAGGTGTTAAGCTACTGTCAGGATAACCAGAAGAATACAAGTTTCCGCCACCTGAGACATCAGAGTCGTAATAAAAATTTCTTGAAGGAGCTGCCCCCGACGGTACAGATTGATTTCCATATCCTTTTAAAGCATTCACAAGCTCATTCCCTTGTTGATAGTTCATGTACTGACTGATACCACTGTTAACTGCATTAGCTCCACCCATAATCCCAGCAGCATTGACATTGCCAACACCTTGCTCAAGGTTGCTCATGTTGTTCCCAAATCCTTGATATGCGGAACCTAAGTTATTAGCCGCATTTTGTCCTGACCCAGCTAATTGCATTAAAGGAGTAAGTTGATTAGATCGATTTGTTTGATATCGATTGAAAGCATTTTGATATTCTTGAGAAGCTGAGTTCTGACCATAGTCTTGTACGCCTCTAAGGGTAGCGCCTGATAGAAGACCGCCGCGAGATGCTGCGGATCGATCAAGAGCCTTTAACCCCTCGTTTAGTCGAAAGCTGTATCCTGGGTCTTGTTGGAAGTCAGACATTCCGAAGTCTCTACTATAACGACCATAGTCGGAAGAATTTTGATTTCCTGAAAGTCCTAATAGTTCCATTAGTTTATTCTGACCAGTAAGTCCTGCTTCTCTATAAGGAGCATTTAGTTCAGTTTGCTTATCGATAGCATAACGTTGAGCATCCGCTGCTCTTCCAGCAGCATCTCTTTGAGCACCTGCCGCCACACTAGAACCTATTGCACCTATCGCTGCTGAACCTACTGCTACCCAAGCCATTATGCAATCTCCTTCAGATAAGACTCTTTTAATTTATTACCAGAGTCATATGGAGAATCTGGCTCTGGGTATAGAAGTTCTTCTTCAATAATATCTAAATCAGTGTTTTCAGTTCGATGAACATTTACCACTATTGAATCAACAAAAGCATATACCACTTTTTTTAATTCACCTTTAGCTTCTAAAATGTCCCCTTCTCTCATTTCAAGAACATCATCACCGTGAAGAACTTTAATATGACCTTTAATACACAAAAATAAATGATCTTTTCTATGTTTTTTACCAACTACTAAGGCAGTTTGAGGTAAGTAAATCTTACGAGTGTAAACACCAGATAAAAAATAATGTTCTGTTTTTATTTCAATTTGAGGTAACTTTGCCAGATTTTTCTGAGCTTCTACAATTTCTTCTTGAGTAGGTACAACTGATTGAATTATCTCCATTAGCTATTCCACCCTGATATAGGAATGGTACCTGTGAAAGCAAGACTCATATTAGCTGTACTTAATGGATATTGAGAGGATGAGAATATTCTTGATCCACCTACCGACGCAATTGTAAAGCCAATTCTAAAAGAACTTGACCCATATGGAATACATATTCCTATTTCTGAGTCAGTTGTGTCATTTCGAATCATTCCGTTACCAATTGAAAATTGAGAATTAGCTGCTCCTACAGTGGTGTTAACAGTTAAAGCAGAAGTATCAATTGATAATCCAGTCGGCATTGAAATTAGATAATCACCAGTTCCCGCAGATCCTGCTACACTTTGTGAGTATTCTAATCGAAAGGTGATATCTGTTCCAACTCGTCTCCACCAGAATTTATCAACTAGCACAGTTCCTTTAGAAGGGGCTGAAGTAGTTGCACTAAAGGTAATAGCCGCTTGTGTCCAAGAAGATGGTATTTCCCTCGTTGTTATAACCCAATTAGATACTCCATCATACACACAAGTAATTGATTCGTATTGAGTATTGAGAGTAGTAGTAGCTACACCATTAATAGTGTCAGAGGCAGCTGGGTTTATTGTAATAATATTTGACAAAGAAGCATCGGTTTTAGTAATTTTAAGAGTTTGGCCTTTTCTCCCACTCCCTGCTGTCAAAGTGACAGTAAAAGCTGATCCTGAACACATAATATTATAATCATCAAATGTTGTGTCGTAATTAGCGGTTATGCTTCGATATTGATTAATTAACCCTTGTTGAATCGGGGTTCCTGAAAGATTATTGGCAACATTAATAGAGGAGAAAGTAGTATCCGCTTCTCCGTTAGCACTTAGTAAAACAGTAGTTGTAGAAGTAGCATAACCAATACATTTAGGGTAACTTAATTGACCAGTAGGTTTAGTTTGAGTAAGAGCACCTGCTGCTCCAATATAGACTGGCGCACTTGCGGTAAGTAAAGAATAATTTGAGTAACTGAAAGTGGAAATAACACCTTGATTTCCGACAGTGGCACCAACTGTAACAATTCCAATAAAATTAGTAATTCCAGCTGCTGTTGTGTTACTTGCTTTAGCCGCTTGACCACTGAGACTTCTTGCTAAATTACCAGCAACCATAGTCTCCCCAAAAGTCATAGTTATGGATGAGGGGATATTTCCAATATCATTTATTCCACTTATGTTGTCATAAGTGCCGATGGTTACACCTGCTGAAGTTTTTAAGACAAATTTATAACTTAAATTGGAAGTTAGCCAAACATCACTCGATGTTCTACCTGCCGAGTCGAGTACAATAGGATTGCTATTGGCTATAAGACCTGTTGAAGAAGTGTATGTTGAAAGTGGTGTAACCGTACCGGCAGAATAGGTGTACAACAACCCTCCCGATAACACAGCACCTGCATTAGTAAAGAATTGCCAACCGGCACCAGCTAAGGGGGATAAATATACTACCATTTTATGATTTTAAGTTCATTTATCAAATTAGGCAAGTTTAATTTTTGTAAATCATATTAAATTTAATAAAACCAGAAGATTGTAAATCAGCAACTGTTAATTCATTACTGATTCCACCATTTACAACAGTCATTATTTTGGCAGTTAATTTTGTAGTTTCACCTTCGATAGTAATGAAATCCCCTACAAAATCAATTCCGTCACAAGAAGAAATAACCCCTCCTATGTCTATCGAGTTGGAGACTGCAAATGGAAGAGTTATTTTTACATCTCCTGAACCACCTGAATACCCTGACCAAACAATATGAACGTTACACTGAATAAGATTGCCAACATTCATATACTCACCGATAGCCACATCGTAAGTAATAGTCGGATCTGTGGTACTTCCTTTTATCTCAGGGGTCCAAGTTCCTTTACCTGAAAGCCCTTGAAAAAATAAATACCATTCTCTTGTAAAAAATGCATTTATTGAGTCAGTTATTGAAGCAGTTGCTCTTGGTATATTATTAAAATTTAAACCCATTAGCTAAAACTTTCGGTTAAATCTAATTCAACACCTTCAATATATACAGGCACAGGGTCAGTACCAGAAACTTCATACACTCGGTCTCTTATTTTTTCAGTTCCCCCTAATCTTCTCCAAATTGTACGATAACCATATTCTCCAATTTTACCAGTTTTTTTCCAATTCTCATTGGACCAAGTTTTACCAGCATCATCTGAAAAACGTAACATTACAAGGGGATCATATCCTTGACCATCGCTTAATCCTTCGCCTGGGTTAGTTATAAGCTGAAGAGAGTGTTGTGTAGTTCCTTTAAAATTATTTTGACCTGTCGGGAGCGCTCTCCATGATCTTAACCATTTTTGTGGTTGACCATTATCAGAATAAGTTTCTAATTCAAGAGAATATAAATTACCGTTTTCAAAGTCACCTACTGTTGTCAATGCATTAAACATACACATACATGTACTACGACTTCTGATAAATTCTCCATTACTAAAACCTGCTCGCTCATGCCACGCGGAAGTAGATGCATCATAAACCCAAGTTTTACCTTGACTTGGAAAATTTAAAACGTAAAAAGAATGACCGTCCTGTTGATAAGTGTAAGCTGAAGCGTTTGTTAAATCTGTATATTGTTGAATCTGCCATTCGACAGCATGTGTTGAAATTCTCTGAGCAGTATATCCAGTTGATCTGTAAATGACTCCAAATCCTCTATTATCTGCCCCTAGCCAAAAAATACCGTTATCCATTTTAGCTACTGAATAAGCGGCAATACAACCAATTTCATTAGAAGCTCCTGATATTGGCTGTAAAGGAAAAGGAGAAGATCCGGCATTGTATATTACTTCTATCGAATTAGCACCAAATAACCATACTTGTTTATGATCCACGATTAAACTTAAAAGTAAGTCAGGACTAGCTTCAGCACTTGCAAAATCAAGTGGTTCCACCTGAGTACCGTCTAATAAACTTGTGATCCAATATTTTTGACTATTGGGTTCATTGAATACAAAGTATCCATCTAAATAACCTACAGTAACAGCTCCTGGAAAATCTACATCGGTTATTTGAGCAAACACTTCAGTGGAGGTGTTGTATATATAACTAGGTCCGTTACAAGCAATAAATATTTGAGTTCCATTGTCTACCATGGAAGCAACTTGACATGTTGAAACCATTCCTATGTAAGTTACATTATATGCAGTATCAACTTTATAAAAACCAGTTCCTGATACTACATATAAAAACTCTCTAACATTCCACAGACCTCGAATAGGACCTTCCCCAACTTCGACTAATAATCGTAACCCAGGAGTTCTCATTAAAAAAGCAGGTTCTAAACCACCTTCAGGTACAACTTCAGGAAAAAGATTAACCATTCGATTTGCGGCGGCGTTGAGAGTTCTTGCAACATAACTTGATCCTAGAATTGGAGATTTCATTAAGCGTTATCTGTGAAGATATTATATCTTTGAGTATTGGAAATTAATGAAGCTGGCATCGACATCAAACTACTAGGGTGATTGATTTGTTGTAAATTTAATTTACTCTTTCGAGCAATAACTACTATTTCAGGAGAGGCAGATACACCAAACTCAGCAGCTAATTCAATAGCAAGGTTAAATCTAAATGCTCTTAGATATCCAGGAGGAAAAGCTAATGTATCTGATAATGTTGAAGGCTGAGTTAATTCAGTAATTGAAATAAAATGCCATGTCATTAAAGCAGTAGGGACAGGATATATTTTTAATGTAACATTGGGGTAATCCATGTTAATCCAAAGATACTGCGGATAAGTGCTAGTAATATTTTTTTGAGCAATTGCGTTATATTGATCTTGATTAAGCATTTGAACAGGATAAGAAATATTGTTGCTGTCTACATAATAAGTGGAATCATCTACTGAAACAGGTCGATTTCCTATAAAATCACCAGTAGGTCCAAGTGTTCGAGTTGCTTGATTCACAGGCCATGAAAATGATTGATCTTGAGTAGTGAATACTGAAAGATTCTCAATATTCCATGAATCAATCATTTGATTAAGTGCGGTTAGAGCATCTTGTGATGTAGAAGCTGACGGAGTTTCACCTTCAGCCAGTTGCCCGATCAATCGTAAAGAACCATTAATTAAATCGGAAACTGAAGAAGTTATCACGCTAGTTTATTACCTTTTTTCTTTTTTTCTAACGAGTTAATTTCATTAAAAAAGTTATCAACTGTTTCAGTAATTGGTACAGGTTCTACTGCTTCAGGTTCTACTGCTTCAGGTTCTACTGGTACAGATGGATCAAATCTAACCCATCCATTTTTCTCATCGTAAGAAGCCTCTTGTTCTGCACAAGCAACTTTAGTTCCATGAATAGGATGTCTTAAATAAATTGCGCTCATAATTCCTCTTTCTTTTCTTCAAGTTTAGTTAACAACATTTTGTAACTTTCGAGAACTCCCTGAATCTTAAATATGAGAATTTGAGAATTATTTAATTCTTTTTCCAAGTGAATAATTTCAGATTCAAGGAATTCTCTAGTAATCATTAGGTGTTTTGAGTAAATACTGGAATATAACAAGTGGCACCATTTACACGGATAGTGACAACTTGTTGAGCAGCACATTTAGCAGCATCACCAGCAGACCCAGCTGAAGTTCCAGCAGCAATATATAAAGTAGAGGTGTCTACACCATCTAAATTAAATAAAATTGGCACTTTAGTTGTATTCGAGTTAGTGAATCGCAAATACGATACAGTAGCTCCAATAGTAGCTGTCGCAGCTAAATCAGAATCAACTTGTATAACTGATAAAGTTCCACCAGGAGTAACTGAAGCAGCAGCCCCCAAAGTAGCTCTCAAAGCATTACCAGCACCTGAAACAGAACCACCTGAATTTACTGACATGGAAATATGGGCACCGTTAACAGTTCCACCAGTTGCAACTGCGGCAGCTACAGTAGTGAAAGCTCGTAATGTTTCACCAGATCCACCCGCACCTGTGAAATTTAATTTAGAATAAATTCCTCTTACATCACCAGTGGTATTAGTTGCAGTTCCGTAAAACTGATTAATACTCCCAGATGATTTTGAAATAGGTGAAGAAGAAGTTCCAGCAGTTACACCCAGTGTTGAACTGATGCTTGTAAAAGCCCCAGTGCTAGCAGTTGTAGACCCAATAGATCCATTAAAACTTGAATTACTAATAGAAGCACCATCAAGTTCGGGATCAGAATAAGCAACCCCTACAGCTTTTGTATTAGTCATTGATTAATCCTTTTAAGTCCCCCTCTTATGAGGGGGAAAATTCCTGTATTAAGAAATACGGTATAAAATCCAAGTAGCATCAGCAGTACGACGGGCTCTGAACATAGCGGCTGATTGATCAGTCGCAGCAGCATTACTTGCTACAACCATGTTTCCAACTAAGGTCCAGCCAGTACCAGTAGCAATAGTGACATCTTCGGCTGCTTCACTACCGATATTACATACAGCAAAATCAAAAGATGCATTTACTCGCATATTAGGAAATGCAGCATCCATCAAAGTACCAGTAGGTAGTGTATAAGTAGCAGCACCAGAAGCAGCTTGATCAGCTACTAACAATTGAGTAGCTAATTGAGCAGCGGTTAAAGTAGCAGTAACGCTAGGAGTTGCAGGAGCTCCTTGATAACCAGTAATAAGTTCACTAGTGTTACCATCTGTTAATTGGTAAGAGCTTATGTTTGCTAATTCAGGTAATGTTGGCATTTATTTTCTCCTTTATCCCCACATTCTAACAGCTGTTTCAGGTCTTTGAGCTGTGAATCCATATAATACGTCAATTCGGCAAGGCATACGGTCATTATTGATATCATAATCTTGAATAATACGCATGCTAATTCCATTATGAACTTGTCGAGATCCCATTACGATACCAGAAGTAGGTAATACAAGGTCGCAAGTAGCCATAGTGATAGCATCTTTATGAAATACTAAGTTTTGAGGGTAAGCTGTGCTAGCTGCACCTACAAAAGTAATAGCTGCACCATCTTGTGGGAAAGCACTGATTGTAGCAAGAGCTTGATCAGCAGTGTACATGGCTGGTTGTACAGCAATGTTAGTCCAAGCACCACCAGAAGCAGTATTAGCAGCTGTTACTACGAATTGTTGAAGAGAACCAGTTGACTGACGAGTTTGAGGGTTAACTGCATAAACACCAGCAACAGTGAAAACGTCACCTTCAGTAACAGTAGCAGAACCAGTACCACCATCGATAGAGATAG